GTCGTCCAGGTGATCTCAAACGTGCCGTCCTCGTTATCATCCGTCTTTAGCGTTGTCACGGTTAGCAGGTCATCAACCATTACCTCATCGGAATTTATCGCTTGATAATAACGCGTCTCAGAAGTGGCATAGAACCTGCGCCCCGTGTAATTTTCTATCATCCGGCTAACGGATTCAATGGTCGCCTCCAGATAACCATCATCCTCGTGGTTATCAAGCGGGATTCCGAGCGCGTTCTTTACGCTTTGGAGCGTTGTATATCCGTTAGTTATACTCATGTTATCGTACCTTTACAGCCTTTGCGATTTCCGGCTTGTCTAAAATCTTGACGGCAGGCTTGACCAATTCGGCATAATGCCCGCGTACCATGTGATCGGCGTCCTCATCTGGTATTTCACCAACCCAGCCGGGCATGAAGTGGATGCTCTTACCGTCTACCAATCCATTGAATTCCTTCAAAATTCGTATTTTCATTTCGTGTCCTTTGCCGGGAGGGAGTTATCCCTCCCGGTCTCTTTACAGATTAGATTCTCTTGTATTGCGATAATATCGTATCCAGATTCGGGTCAGCGTTCACCCCGTTCTGGCGATATAACAGCGCAATGGCGCTATGCAGCACCGCGGCGGTCCCGGCAGTCCCGTATAATTTCAAATACGGCTTGTCTGAGTTTACAGGAACATCAAGCGCATATAACTTGCTTGCCCCCGTAGCAGCCACAAGGCTGGTAAGCGCGGCGGCCGGGCTTTTAGCGGTATACGCCCCGCCCGAGGTTGCGCTCTCGGTAGCGGCGCAGGATAAACCCGCGCCCGTACCCATTGCTCCGACCTCAAGCAGGAACGCAACGCGCCCATATCCCCGCGCGTCAACAGCAGTTGCGGCAATAGCCGCCCCCGACTTACTAACCGGGAGTATTGCTATTGCAGGCTTGACGTAAGCGAAAAGCTCTTCCATGTCAAGCCTCCTTAAGCCTGAGCCTGAGTACCGATAGCAAACGCCTCCGCCTGCGTAACTCCGCCGCCCATGCGGATTGTCGCCAGCAAACCGACTTGGCGATTGCCAGCGTACAACTCATTCAAGCGCTGAATGGTCATGCCCTTGCGCTCTACCAAAGCGTAAAAGCTCCAGTCACCAAACACGACCGATTTGTACGCGGTGGTGGTGTACTTCGCCATATAGGTCGAGGTATAGACCGGCTTACCCATGATGCTCTCGTCATTGATCTCATGCGCCCCGAATGTGAACACGTTCGAAGAAGAAAGCCCGCGCAACATTCCGAGGGTATCATCATTCATAGTCCACACCGCGCGATCCCGGTATTCCTGTTTCAGCTTGTAGTAGAGTTCCGGGATTTCTGCGGCAGCAATGCTGTTCGTGTCGTCAAACGTCAACGCGGCTGTTCCACCAACCGTGATACCCTGCGGAGCCGTAGTTCCCGCACCGATCAAGGAGTTGCGGTTTTCAGTCATAGCCGCCCAGCGGGAGAAGCTGTTGGTCAAGAATTGGGTGAGGTTAGAGGCGTTATCCTCTAAAAGGTCAACACCAACTTTTACCAGTTTAGTGAACGGGTAAACCACGCCAGACAGGTTGCCAAAAGTCGGCTCGTCCTCGCTAACGGCTGCCATGTCGTGCGCGGACTGCGCGAAGTAAGTCTGCGAGGTCGCCTCTACGGGGATGTTGAAAACGTCCCTGTTGGTCTGGAAGATCGTAGCGCCAGCCCGGCGCGGGATGGAAAGCTCATTACGCTTTTCAACGATGCTGGTGTAGCTGTCCTCAGGAACCAGGTACCCTCCAACCCCGGCGGTATTCTCACCAAGCGCGGCTTTTAGCCCCTTCACCTTTTCGCCCGTAATGAGGTAGTGCGCAAACGCGCGGTTTGGATCAGGGTCTCCCAAGTTAGCCGACTTGATAACAGCGGGCGCATTGATAGGGGGAGCGTTTTCGATCTTGTCAAGTTTAGCGTTCAATTCCGCCAACTTGCTCATTATTGATTCCGTATTATCAACGGATTCTGTTTTAACTTCGTTGTCTTCCATGATGTTTATCTCCATAAGTAAATCAGTTAACGGCTCGCCATTATCAACCGCATCAGCTTGCGTTTCCGCCTTCGCCTCAGCCTCTGTGATAATCGCCTTTGCCGTGAAAACAGCCAGTTCGTTGGCTGGTTTTCTCCATTCGTTTACGTCAAATAACGCCAGTTCGCCCAGCGGCCATACCAGGATTTCGCCGTCCTCGGATGCTCTTACGAGGTGCCCGACTGCCCCCGAAGACGCTCTAACAATATCCGCTTTTGCAGTAGCAATCCGTTTTCCCAATAACTCCGCCGTGTCAAGTTTCACGGTAAACCAGCGCCCGCGCTCATCCTCGTGGTCAAATTTAGCCACACCGATAACAGCCGGGTTATCCTGCCACTCACGCGGGTCATCCGGCCCGAACCCATGGTAGTAGGTTACAGGTATCTCTTTACTTTCGTCAGTCCATATATCGGTTTTGACGCTGAAGAATTGCCCGTCAGAATCGCGCCCGTCATATTGCCCGCCGTAAGGCAAGCCCAGCACCAGGTATTCAGGCGATTCCAGTTCGTCGAACTTCTTGACCGCCCGCACTGGCTCGCTGCGCTCCGCCTTGATGTTTTCTCCTGGTTTATATGCGATTTTCAGATTCATTGTTCACCTCGTTGTTTGNNTCCGCCGTTGTCGGCGTTATCTCCAGCATCCTCTCAATAGCGTCAAGCGCCATGAGGATTGCCTGTCTGATACCAACCCAAAACTCACGCTTTTCCATTCAGCACCCTTTCAAGATACCGTTTGAGCGTGTTCGTAAGGCGCTCCAGGTTCTCTTCTACAATATCCTGTATCGTTTTCCATCCGTGCAACTCGTGAACACGGGATTGTTCGCCGCGCCCCATAACGTACGGTGCATATTCCACATTATTGCCCAGCCTCAAAACCTCGTTGTCATTGCTAACCTGGTAAGTCCATGAGTTGCGCAACTTGTTCGTGCGCTGGTATTTAGAACCCTGCGGCACCGGCGGGTATTTTTGCGCTTTTCCAACCAGGTCAACGCCCATCGCTTCAAGACCGGATTTCAGATAATCGCCATTTCCAGCTTTGTTAATACGGCTAACAAGCTCTTCTATACCGTCAATGGTTACGCTGTAATCGCTCATTCTTCCACCATCTCGTATTCAACGTAGCACGCGCAATTGATATGCTCCGGCGGATAACCGACCTCGCTTGTCGGCTTGCCTTCCTTCGGCTCGCAAAGTTCACAGACACGATCATACTCACTCACCCGCCAAACCTCTTTGAACCTTACGCCATAATCCTGTTGTAATTGACGCGCGGTTTCTATTTGTGATTGCACCGCCGCGTTTGTGGTTTCTGTTATCGCAACCGTCCGCGCCCTTTCTGGTGCGTAAATCCGCGCTATTCTCTCTGTAAGGTCGTCAATAGTCCAGTCGTTCTGGTAATACTTTTGCACATAATCAATAATACTATTGCGCGTTGTCTGCTGTACGTTCTCCATCATCACGGTAGCATTTCGCGCCGCCCAATCAACCGCACGCTGGTTCACCAATACCCAGTCAACCGTCAAGCGCACCTGGTCAACAAGCGCCATTGACTGCGCCATGTAAATATCTTCCATCACGCTTTCAACAGCACGTCTAATCGCCTTTCCGCCATTATTCCAGTACGACTCTGGCACATTGGATAGCAGCGGCGGATCACCCAGCAGACGCATCAATTCGTCTCGCTGCTCTTTCCACACCGCGCCCAGCCTGCGCTCCATAGCACGCTCAAACCGCTTCCGGTCTGTGAGTTCGCTTTTCAGCCTGGCAACTATGCGCTTCAGGTTATCCCGCTGGTTCATTCTCTGCCTTGTTGATAATATTCACCGTCACCGGCTCTCGTTCTAACAGGTCGTTTGCGCGTTTCAGTTCTGACAATATATCCCCGATCTCGCCTGGCTCTCGCCTGCCCTCAAAAACCGCAGAAACTTCGTCAGCGGTATAGCACAATTTCAGCGCGGCATGTATTTCGTCTATCATGCCCGCCGGGATAATTTCAGACTCAAACGAACAATCCGCGCACTTGCCCTCTTTGACGCGCTTAATCGCCTTCTTTTGCCATTTTCCCATTTCGGCATCAAGCGCATTTGCCGGCGCTTCGTCTTCTGGCTCTGCTTTTGGCTCTTCAACAATCAGCGGTATGTCGGAAGAAGTCTCAATCCCAAGCATTTCAACAACCGCCGCCGGATTAAGCCCCGCCTCGACATACATCTTGAACGCGCCCGCCCTCTTTTCCTCGTCTTCCTGGAATATATCCAGTTCGTCAAATAAAAATTCCATTTGCAAGCCAAGCGGAGCAAATAATTGCCTGTTGAAGGCGGCTTCGATGATCCGCCCGCGCGGTCTTACTGTGTCCTGCCAGAATTGCATCCGGTGGCTGTCAGCACTCGCATAGTTGTCGTCACCGCTAAACATATTTACCGGAATACCAAAAGCGTTAGCGATGTTTTTTGTTGCCTGAGCATATAACTCCGGCATGGTCATCTTGTCTAAATCCTGGCTAACCACCTCTGGGGTCAATTTGCTGCGAGTGACAAGCGCGCGCCACGCATTGGATACGCCGCTTGCCAATTTATTAAAAAATGATTGCATGCGGTCTTGCTCGTCCTTGTCTATGTTCTTACCC